GGGTGGTGTTGCCCGTCACAGGGCTTGTGGTCACCGTTACATGGCCGTCAGCGAGGGCTTGCGCCCACCTTTCATCAACGCCCCAATTTGCTCGCAGGCGAGCAATTTCTGCCTCAGGCGCGGAAGGTTCCTCGGCTTCAGCATCGTCTCTAACCAACTTCCAACCGTCTTCGGTCCTCTCTGAGTGGAACCCACTCGGGATGCGAACCTCTTCAAACCTGTTAGTGTCATCGTTCCACTGTCCGTAGACACCCTCCGGTGAGAACCCAAGGTCGGAGAAGGTTTCAGGAGTGTCTTGGTTTAGAACAAAGTCCCTGAACTCAGGGGTTCCGCGCACCAATCCACCGGCCAAGGCCAACCTTTCACGCTCAGTCAGGTCTGTCTGAGGAGCCATAAGGCTCAGAGCAGTCTTGTAATCACCGCCCTCGGCAAGCAGACTTGCTGCCTGCCGGTTAAAATCAACAGGAACGGGCTTGTGTGTTGCAGGCGTAGAAACGTAACCCGACCTTGGGCCTGTCGCAGCCATTCCGCCGGGTGGCAGTTGCGACCTCAGGGGTTTTGTCAGGTTGAACAGTTCGGCCTCCGCCTTCCCTGTCAGATCGTCGCGGAACAAAGCGCCCATCCGGGCGCTGATGCTCGCCTGCTTCCGACGCTCCTCTTCCTGCCTCGCACGCTCTGCCGCCGCTTGCTGCATTTGCTGACCCTGAAGAATGGCCGGTCCCATGCCTTCCATAAGGCTTCTGCGCCGTGTGGAAGGGGCAGAGTTAGCCATTAACTGAGAGGCAATCGACAGCATCATGGGGTCCATGTTGGACAGTGAGGTGTTCATTCTCCGTCCAAGGTTTCCAAGAAGGCTTGTGAAAGATGCCATCATCTAGCTCCCAAAGTACCCTGCGCCTGCGCCAAGCAAGGCACCGGGCCAACCGAGGCCCATGCCATAACCGAGCATCGCACCGCTCGCTGCACTGCCCAGTGGGTTGTTGTAGATAGGCTGAGACTGTGTTTCCTGACCGCCATACGAGCCGCCCGTCGCGGCCTGGAATCTCTGTAGGTTCCGTAAGGCGCGGTTCTGCTCAAAGTCGTGCCGTTGTGCCGCCTCTGCGATCTGACGCTGGCCCATTGCTTCTCTCTGAGCGCCAACCCGACCTAGAGCAGCAATGTCGCCATAGTCAGTAGCAGCAAGACCCGGTGCGCGACCAATAGCGGCCTCCTGACGGCCTCTTTCCGCCTCGTAGGCAGGACCGTAAATCTGTGCAGCCATGCTCGAAAGACTATCTGTAAGGCGACCTGTCGCTCTGTCAGCCATGCTTGTCTCTGCACCCGAACCCGTGCGCCCTGCACGGGCAAACCGGCTCTGTAGCCCAGGTACAACCTCTTGATTGAATTGGTCCGTCACCCGCTGTGCGGCAGTGTCATACATCCTGCCAAGCCAAGGGTTCTGGTTGTCGAGGTACTCACCGCCAATGGTTCTTCCAGTGTAGTCCTTTGCTGTCTGAGTTAAGGGCGAACCTTGCTGTGCCCTTGCTGCCTGCATACCCATTGCTTGTTGGGTTTCGGGCGCAAATGGAGCCACCAAAGCACCTCCATACATAGAAGGACCGCCCGTGTTGAACTGCCTCTGAGCCTCTTGGAAGCCCCGTTGAAGGTACCCCTGTTGGGGACCCCACGGTTCCTGCTTCGTCGTTGAGGTCTGCGAGCCGCTGCTGCCACCGCTCATAATAAATCCTTCTCAAGTATGATTTGAGACATATTCCAATCTTTCAAAACTTTCTCCCAGCCCTTACGGCCACGGAGTTCCAATTTAACACAACCCTTTTCTCGCGCCCATTCTTCCACAGATTCAAGATGGTGCAACCACCCCTCACGCTCTTCCCCTGCCACCAAGAAGAAGTTGGCAACCCTCATGCTTGGGTAATCAATGACCTCTGTGATGGCGCAGACTTTAACCGACCCGTCCTCGTTACCGGCCACCCACAACTGCATGTCCTGCTTAATGAGGGCAGCGAAGACATCAACTAGGCGATAACGCCCATTACTGTATTTGAGGGCAGAAGCAACAAACTTCTCTACGACAAGCCAATACTTCTGGATTGAGTCCGCAGGAACGCCTGAGAGAACCTTAGAAATAGTCCGCTACCGTCCCCTGTGTGGCGTAATCGCTAGACCTTGCGAGTTCCTCCAAAGCTTCTTGAATACGAGCCTCTTCCTCTTCTCGCATACGGTCATACTCTTCCTGGTCAGCAATCTCTTCCGCTGCCCTCTGGAATTCTTCTCGACGCGCAGCCATAGCGGGACTTTCAAACTGCCCGCCGTAATCTTGAGCCATTTGCCGTACAGTCGCTTGCGCAGGAGGGAGGCCAGGGATGTTAGTCCACTGTGATGGGTCTTGGACCGAGGATGGAGGATTAATGTTAGTCCCACCGGCCAATAGGGGGGGCACAGGAGGAGGAGTAAGCTGCACATCAGGCGTTATACCGCTGCTCCACGATGGTGCTTCAGTGCGGACGTATCCCGTGGGGTTAAAGCCAACAGGTTCCAATTGCGACTGAAGGAAATCCTCAATGCGATCTTGGCCCTCGTCAGTCATGGCCTCATTAAGATAATCCTGCTCAAACTGTCTCTGAAGCCCCTTTGCGTACTCTCTCGCAGCATGAGCCTGCCCCATATCGAGTATTCCGCTCATTGCCCCACCCATGAATGGGTTGATGTTGGGAATTTTCCCCATAAGTTCGTTGAGCTTCAACCCCCGAGCATAATTGCCCTGTAAACTTTCGAGCGAGGGAACCCCTTGCGCTTCGTCATACTCACGCTGATTGGCCTCTTCGTCAGCCACGAATGCGTCCCACGCAAGTTGGGCGTCAACCCTAGGGTCCATGTACCGGGGATTTCCCCAGTTACCCTCTCCCGGTTGAGCGTACCCACCCGGAGGAGGTCCAACCGGGAAGGGCTGGGGGTAACGAGGATTGAACCTACCGTCCATCTGAGGGGGTGGCTGGCCGTTCCGGGGAATGAACGGAGGTTGCCCGCCGCCCGGTTGCGTCATGTACGGCGCTTGCGGAACAGTAGGCGCAGGCGCAGGGAAGAACCCAGGACCTAAGCCACCGCCGCCGCCTTGATACGCACCGCCCCCGATAGGAGCAGCATTCCGCCAGGTTTCCGGGTCGAACATTAAGGAGGGCATTGTTCTATCCTATCGCTATGTAGTCGAAAGTGCGGTCGGTTTGACCATTGTTCGCATGTGTCAGCGTAGAGGAGCCGGTAGTCCTCGCAGAAACGTAAAGACTGTCCATCTCAGCAGCAGCGTTCGCAGTCTTGGGCATGAACACAATTACTGTGTCGTTGCCGATTAGGGCATCTGTGAGCGTCGAAGTAGCCGATGATGCGGTCAGTGTCACCGTACCTGTCGCGTTGATCTTGCCTTCCATGATCCGGCGCACCGCTTGAACAGTCTGTCTTAGCCACTCTACGGGGTCTTTGTGCCGGATAGGCGGCGTTTTGTACGAAGATACCCGTGCCATTACTTGGAAGCCCCGAGAGGACGAGGGTTGTCCCCCAAGAACACCTAAAACACTCCGCCATCGACCGCATCAGGAATAACCCCTTGAGCATGAGTCCATGTTCCAGAAGCAGCGATGGAAGTGCGGAACTTGTGGAACCGACCTGAATTCAAGGCAGGGATGTGCCCCGTGGTTTCCTGAGCGTTCGCGCTATCGAATGTAAGCGCGTTGTTCAATCTCTCGACACTTCCCACAGCACCCGTCAAAGTCCCACCATCTACTAACGGCGTGAACCCATTACATACCGCCCTACGTCCGGGCACTAGCTGAACCTCGCCTGTTTCTAGCGTTGCAGCGATATTTGCCCCGTCAAACGCCTTCATAGTGCTTGACCCGTCAAAAGCAGTGATGCGGGACTTCCCGCCAAGGAATGCCTGGGAGTCGAGGCTGAGGGTTAGAGTGTCGATACTTGTGCTAAAGCCGTCCAAGTCTTCCAGGGACAGGCTCTCAAGACCCGTGAACACCATCTCTGTCGTGATGTCAGAATATGCCCACCGGCCAGAGGGCCAATGGTACAGAACAATACGGTCGCAGTTAGGGAAGGCCCCCGTAGCGTTGGTGGTGATGACCGTCCAGTAAATCAGAGAGTTCTTAGCGTCCACGGCCCCCGTTATCCGGTAGAAGAAATCAGCCGAACTAAGGTTGTCGAATAGCCACTTACTTACCTTCCCGTGGCTTATCGGGCGCGTAACACTGCCGTCAAAGACAAAGAACCCGTCATCCGACAGGAAGTACGTCAAGCGACCCCACGGCACTACCGACCCCGGCGCAATCGTGCCTCTGTTCTGCTCTACCCATGTAATCTGGAATATCTCAGGAGAGCCAATATATTCTATGCGGTGAATGGCATTCTGAGAGAAGATAACGCCATACTCGCCGCCGCCCACCACCCTCTGAATGCGGCCAATATCGCCCTCTAAGTCCTGAAAGTCAGACTGTGTGGCTGCTGATTGGTCGTAATCCAATTCGTCGTTGAGGGCAGACCACCGCAAGCGGTTGGGGTACTTCGTGCCACCCTCGTCCACATTCCCCAAAACTATAAACTGATTAACTACACCGATATGGCGGGCCTTAGGCCGCAGTGTGGATGTCGCCAAGTCGGCAAACAGTGCCACCGAATTATCCAACGGGTAGACCTGAAGTGGGTTCTCAATGCTCGCCGCAACGCACTTATTGTTGAAGGCGACGAACTCAACGCTTTGATCCACCGATACCGTATATCCGCCCGACTTAGAAACGTCGGTGACACCTCCGTCGCGGACTATGTAAAGTTTAGTCGCGTCTGCAACGAAGGTCTGCGAGGCCCCCTCCACCGTATCGGTCACTGAGAAGGCACCTTGTGCGCGCCCCGTTAAGGCCGTCGACATAGCCGTCCCTAAGTTCGGTTGAGGCTTGTACGAGGTGAAGAACGGCTGGACCCCGCTGGCAATCGTTGACCCAGGATTAGCAAAGTCAGGGAGGTCCGGGGTGAACTCGCCAAAAGGAATTGTTACCATTATCTAACCCCTGAGATGGGGCGCGCACGGAGGGCCTGACTGCCCGTTCTGTCCGCTCTACTGCTCTTCTTCTTCGACTTCAAAGCCTCACGGTACAAGAGGCCGTACTTCTCTGCGAGCCTGTCGTTGTCCAAGAAGATCGCTGCTTCAAGCGTTCCGGCGTACAGATACAGATTGGGGTTCGATGTCAGCAACGCTGACGGGTCGGTCGTCGCCAAGGCTATGAGGGAGTAAATCAGCGCCTTGCCTGTATACGTCGCATCAGGGGTCGGCCCGAAGACGAAGTTTTCACCCTCAATCGTGAAGGCAATGGGGCGGGACACTTGCGAGGACGCATATGTTGACCAGAACACATCCGGCGTTAGATAGGTCAGCAAAAGGGTAGGGGAAGTGTTCAAGTAGAACCGCCTAATCCCAACGTATCCTGTGGGCAGAGATGCGGTCTGGGCACTAATGGTCACATCAACTGCGGTTTCCATCTCTCGGACCATCAAGTCTTCACGCAACCGCGTCTCAGCAAGGTCGATAAACCCCTGAATCGTGGCAGAACTGATGTCAGAACGGTGCAAGTTGGCTTCAATCTCCGTCTGAAGCGTTGAGTAGTTGGTAATCGCTGCCATTAGACAGTCCCCTCAGTGGTCTTCAAATAGGCCCAATCAGGGTCATTCAGCTTGCCAAGCAGGTACTTCTCCTGCGCCTTCGAGTCCATCTGCATGAAGTCAATCCCATCCATGCTATTCCACAGGGTAATAACATTCCAAGGAATGGACCCAATGTGGTGCATTGTTCCACCGTCACTCATGGTGGAGTCCTCACGCAACAGTTTGTTCCGCGCCAACACAGGCTCAATGTCCTGCTGAGAGTGGATAACAACAGTGTCACCGTCCTGCTCAACAGAGGTGCGGATGACCCCGTTGTCGTTGACAAGCCTCATTACATCTCCAGGGGACAGATGTTAATGCGGCCAACGGATGACACACGAAGATGACTGATTTCAGCAGCATCGCCGTAGCCACTGACATTCAAAACAATGCCGCCGCTCTCGGGCGTGACGATGATCCCCGTTCCAACTGCGACGACACTGCCGCCTGCTGAGATAGGCAGAACCCAAGTATCCTCAGATACCGTAATTAGGACTGTACGGGCTTGTGCGCCCGATGCATCGTCTGGAATTGCCGTGTCCACAGCAGAGGTAGATGTTGCTACCCCGGTGCCGCCGCCGGGCTTTAGCGTAAGTGGACGCAGTGCTGACATTGAACTCATAGATTTAATCCTTGTTTCAGTCGTTGAACTTCACCCACGTTGTAGGCGTTACGGAGGAGCCAATTCATTATCTCCCCGCATTCTTCCTCGCACCTCTGGACTCTTGCCAGATAGTCGATACGGTCGATAAGTAACTGCGGATAGCCAGGGATGGCAGACCGCGAAATCTCATACAGTCCGTCTGCCAGATCACGGTTGATCGCAGCGGGCACAGTCTCCTGCAAATGCACCAAGTACCGGAACACCATCATTCTAGTGCGGATGTCGGCAGGGAACACGTTGTAAGCGTGGGTTATCTCTACCAAAGCGTCCTGTGGATTCACCATGGCAAGATTATCAGCACGTTCGTAGTGCCAGTTATTCAGGGCCATGAACCCTGCTGCCACAACCCCGGTAAGGCTTACCACAGCCAAGGGGACACTTATGCCCCGACCGGGGATGCTCTGTCGGGTCAGTATGGCAAAGCCAACAGCGACCAAGGCACCTGTGCCTGCGTTCTGAAGCGGAAACTCGATGAAGGCTAGGGATGCTGCAATGACCAAGGATGCTAAGGCGGCTGTTTGTATACCGCTCCGCTTAGAACTGTACCCACATACAAGCCAGATGAAGGCACCGGCAAGGCCGAAGCCCACAACGCCAAGCTCTGCCAAAAGCTGAACGTATTCATTGTGAGCCGCAACAGCCCACATTTGGGAATTAAAGAACTGGTCAGCCCCTACGTCAGAAGCCATCATGTAATCAGGATAAAGGTAGTTGAAAGAGCCTAGCCCGTGGCCGAAGAACGGCGCGTCAGCCCACATAACCAGGGTGTCAGCCCACATCGCCACTCGGAACCAGAGATTGTCCCCGGTGTAGTAGGCCAGAACCCCTATGACCCCAATGCCCCCTATGGCGACCGCCGCGTAGCGGTTCCACCGCCATATGAGCCACACAGCCACGCCCGCTAGAGCAATTAACTCAAGGATGCTGTCGTTGAACCAGATCAGATAGATAGCCACAACTGCCGCGACCGGCCAATACAGCCTCTTCACAAGGAGGAATGGCAGCGCGATCAGTAAATATTCGGTAGTGAAATTCTCATTCTGGAATGACCCGTACATAGCAACGGTGAGCATCCCCAAGACACCAAGAGCCCCCAACGGGAACACCCAAGGCGGTATCTCAACGCGCCTGAGCCCAATGAACAGCGCGGCTAGTGTGGTTATTTCTAACCCATGAACCGCACCCCAGCGGGGGTCAGGCGACCACATTAACGATAACCAAGCCCAAGCCACGAAGGCTAGGGCGGCACCGTCTATCCGGTCGTACTTGATGGGAACAAAGGCCAGAAACCCAATCGCAACGGACAGCACCAACCACTTGGCGATGTCCCCCGCAAAAAAGGGAACGTAGGCGATGGAAAGGAAGAGGGCCAGAGCAGCAAACGCCACCCTGGCCCTCAGGGTCACACCATGAATCTTACTACTCTACATCAATGCAGATGGTAATTTCAAGCCGTGCCGAAGTGGACGACTTGCCATCCGAACCGATGGTAATAAGTGTACTACGATTGACGGTCCCGCCATCGCCCGAGCTATACGCTGCAAGGTCAATGGTGCCAGCCGCCGCGCCAGAGTTGGCGATAGTGAACGTCGAAAGCAACGCTCCACCAACAGCAACAGAGACTTCAGCGTCAGCACTAGAAATGGCACCGCCAAGGACAGTCTCCACATAAGCAATCGTGCCTGTGACAGGAGATGCCAAGTACCAAGAACCGCCAATAGCAGAGACATCAAGCAATGCCCCCGTGCCGCACCAGCGATTCAGCTTCATCAGCTTGCCGCCAGCATTTGCTTGCCCGTCCAACAACCAAACATCGTTATCTGCTTCAAAGTGCAGAATATCGACCTGAGTTGCCTCGTTGCGGATGACAAACGTGCCATCCATAAGCGATTGACGGGTGAATTGAGCCAGAGCAGATGTGCCGACCGCAGCCAACACCAACACCCCAAGCCAAGTCGTTAAGGTCTTGAGAGGCGTTTTCATGTTCAGTC